ATGGCAGTTGGGTGCCGGAAATGGAAGACGCCGCTGATGATGTCGGAGATTTTGATCGATAACAAAGAAAATAATTCACATTTTGTGACATATTAAAAAGGAGCACCATTCAACAACTATTTACCTGATTTTCTGCCTGAAATGAAAAAGACAAAAAACCATGTAAGCGCCAGTGTCGGCCGCAAAATTAGAGAAACAAGAAAGTCCGTCGGAATATCTGCTAATGCCCTGGCCCCAAATTTAGGCCTATCACAACAGCAAATATCACGTTATGAGAATGGAAGAACATCAATGACTATCGATACTGTCGTTATGATCGCCCGTCAGCTTGATGTTTCAGTGAATGATCTATTAAGTGATTATCTAACCTCGGAAGATAATCATAAAATAATTACAGAATATCATTGTATGCACTAAGCGACCGCCGCGCCGGACGTCCACCAGCGCGGCTTCGTCTAATCAACCATGCTATGTATCGCAATCAACAGGAACCTGATAAGGCAGATTTATTATTTATCATTAAACTTTGTCATTAATGCCTGTATCTTTTGCATGGATGCCGGCCTGTTAATATTATTTCTTACATTGCTTCTTTTTTGTGCGCTTGCGATCCTGTCACCAAAGTATATCTTAAATAACTCATACTCTGGCTTACTGTCAGGTTCGACATCAAAGTACGACAGTTTACCATATATGGCGCATAGCCAATCCGCACACTGAATAGTTTGATACAATTTGCTGTCAACCTGAACTGGGGCCTCTACCAACTGATACTTATCACACTGATGCATTTCATATATAGAGCGCTTTACTATCTCTTTTCTCATTTCATGGTCGTCCATAAAAATCAAAAATTGCGCATCCTGAGTCTTAAACTCATCATCAAGGCGTTTTATCACCTCTTTTAAGCTGGATTTATAAACCCCTTGCGGATTATGCTTCCCGACTCCTCTTTTCTTCGCCTCACCAACATAGAAAAGAAATCCGCCATTCTTTGTTATGTTATTGATAATCCTATTGGTGCTTCCTGTAAGGAATGTTTTGTAACTTCTAAGATTAGCAACAGAGTATTGTTTGGAACCCTTCTTTTCCCAACTGGAAAGCTGGAACCGCATCCCACTTTCCTCTGCTTTTTTTCTGGCAAGAGGTATCTCATGCTTACCAAAAAGATTCTGTTTTAATTTGAAAAAAAAGTGTGAAAATTCTCTGACTTTATTGGCTGGAATGACAAATCCACCAAGACCAAAAACCGGATGTGTGTTGTGAATATCATGATCATGTGATATGAAGGGACCATCATGACCAAATTCATCCAAGTATACAATGTATAACTGTGACATGTCATTTTTCATGGTTTAAATACACGGAAGCTCGACCAATATAGTCGAGCCCCGGAATCAGCAGCAGGAGATACTTCCCCCGCCTCTGGTCTCAAATCTTATTATTATGCGCACACACATGTCAAGCAGATGTTTTGATATCTGACGTTATTCATACATAAGTAGGTGACAGCCGCACCGAACATCCATCAGTGCGGCTTTATTTTATTGATCTGAGTCTACGCCCTGCTCTGCTTCCTGCGCTTCACGCTCTGCCTGCTCACGCTCCATCTGTTCGGCCAGTTCACGCTGCTTCACATTCCATACAGAACCCTGCGGCATTTCAACACGCACATCGAGGCGGGTGGATTCCGGCAGGTCACACGGTTCGCCGTCCTGATAGAAAATGCGCTCACCTTCCGGGGTGACCTCTTTCAGCCGCCAGTTCTGGAAACGTTCCGGCAAATGCGCATGCTGACGGTGACAGGTTTCAATAATCAGACTGCCGTCTTCCTGTACGCGGTCATCGACATAAACCAGCTCAAGGCCGTTATTGTCTTTCGGTACGGAAATTCCACCGTTTACACCCCATGCGCCATCTGAGTTATAACCGAGTATACCGGTGATGTGATATTGGCCGGTGCCGGTACGGAAAACTACTGCTCCTTCAGATTCATCGTTGGTTTCGTAATGGCCATCAGGGTAAATCTGAACGATTGGCGACGATTTTTTATAATATCCGCTACCGTCTACGATATACATATTGGATGTCAACACCATTACCGATTCCCATGCAGAACCAGTATACCGATGTATCGCCATGTGCGTCGCGCCGTAGTTGGGAAGGACTATCCTTTGTCCAATATCTCCGGAATACCTGGTGGTTATAACGCTTCCAAATCTGTCTCCTATGACAGAAGGGGGATTTTGACTGTTCTGGTCAAATCTATACATACCATTAGGCAAATTGGTGTTAGTGAAATTTGTCATATACGGAGGATAGTCCGCGTATACTGACCCCCATCCGGTTGCCTGCTGAATCCAGGAGCGAGTCGCAACTACGCCGGTGTCATATGGTATCGTCACAATGTGCTGGTTTTCGCCGTTAGCCTGCCGATACACAATGCTAAGCATTGATGCTGTACCCGCATGAGGATTTGTTTCCAGTCGCACATAGCGGCCATCGGTCTTTACTAAATCCAGTCCGGTATATTCTCCGTCACTAAAGCAGCGGGTGGAGCCATCCGAAATCAACGCAAAACGATATCTGTCTGTGACGGTGTCTTTAAAACCGACTGTTCCCCCGTCTTCCAGCTGAACAACATTCCTTTTGTTCGGACTTTGTACGCGGGTAACAGCAGAATTTGGCTTATACAGCATCTCCCCGACCCATTCCCTCGAAGCCAGCCCTTTTACATCCTCCAGTGTCACCTTCTGCCCGTTCGGCAACTCAATTTCCACCTGGCCGGTGTCCGTCATCCACTGCTGCATTGCCTGGAGAAAGTAAACGATATAGCCCTGGTTCGCTGACATAGTACGGGCCGCATCTGAAATGGTATCCGGTACCGTGGTGGCGATAGAGTATTTTGCGCCGCTGAGCGTTACCGGGGCACTGAATGACAACACCAACTCGGTATCACTGTTTACCGCACGGATCATCATGCTGACCGGTGCTGTGCCGTTCTCAATACTGATGAGCTGGCCGGGGGCCACGCCGTGAATGTTCTTTTTCCACTGTGTACCGGTGCCGGTCACAATCGGTGAACCGGCTTTAATGGCTATGGTGCCGTCGGTGTAAATCATGGGATTTCCTTAAATTTCAGACGAAAAAAAACCGCCGGAGCGGTTATTTTGATTGGGCTATACGTCGGTTATAAATATAAATCACCGTCGATACAGTGGGTGTTATAAATCCCCTGCACATTACCGTTATTTGTCCACATATCCCCCATCCAGCCGGAGTCCACTGTTGCCAGAAACCGGACATCGTAATAATTACCGCTGACATACAGGCCAAGCGCTGCCAGGTCGTAGTTTTTATTCTTGATGGAAGAGACGAACGTGCCGTAGTTTGCCAGATTAAAATAGGGAGTCTTGTATTTGGAATTACCAGACATTGCTGATAGCAACTGCCCTCCCATCAACGGGCAGTATTTGCTCGTATAGGTTGTCTTTCCATTCTGGTTACAAATTTGAATCCCGTATTTTGGCAGAACGGATAAATCAGGGTTGTGATCGAATAACAGTACATTCAGATAGGCAGGAACGTCAGTCCAGATTGAATTCCTGAATCTCAACATTGTGCAGGCCTGGGATTTTGGTCTGACATAGATTGTATAGCGACTTTCGTTGCTGATGTCGTATCCGGGTATTTTAGCGCCGCTTCCCTTTTTACCATCGCTGTAAACCGTACCGGCCCACACACAGTAACCCAGCTTGGAAAAATCCGTCAGCGTTGTGACACCATTCATGCCACGAAGCTGAATGCCATATTTACCCGCAGCGGATTTGGGTTTTGGGGTGCCATACACATCGTACACAAAAAATTTACCGTAGGGATCATCCCCCCAGGCAGAGTAGTCCCCGCATTCCGCATAGACGTATATATATGGTGCTTCTAACCATAATTTATCTGTCCACAACTGAATAACTCCGGTCAGGCCGTAAGTCCCGGCGGCGTGAGCCCCCTTTTTCACCACAATAAAGCAATTATAGTCAGACATACCGGGAACCACAGCACGCCATGCTTTGCGGTCCCGGATGTATTCCCAGACCCCCTCCGGCTCTACTCTGTTTAATTTTGCGGATTCATAGGGGAAATAAAACTTAAACTGCCCCAGTTTTGCCAGTGGCTGACATTGTTCATCGTCCAGGTAAAAAGGCTTTGAGCCTGTCTCAGGCTGAACATAAATACCGTACCGACTCAAGACAACCTCCCGATCCTGACCCGTAACACGTTGTTTTCATCAAATACATCTATCTTTGCGTTATTAATTTCCATCCGGCCACCTGATGCTGCGCTGCGGATATCGAGCGTTCCGCGAAATATTGCGCTGTTAAACTCAGCATTTCCGGTTTTGGCATCAATAAGGAAACAATTCCCAGCCTTACCCGGCACATAGTTCTCCGACTGCATTTTGTCAGTGACAACCACACTGTTGAGCCATGCCTGGTTAATGAACGCCTCACGCATAAAGACCTGCCCGTCCTTCATGTACATGAACAGATCCATCGATTTTTTTACCGGATTATAAAACGCAAACTGCTGCGCGTTAAACCCGATAAGCGTGTTCACCTGACCACCTTTCAGCTCAGCCCCGATCACCATACCGGCGGAATAGTCCTCACCGTTGTAACGGATCCGGACTTTCATATCGTGGACCACCGATGCCTGACCGGATGCCATATCCCACTGTGCGCGGATGGAGTTCTGCGCCAGCGCCAGACCGTCTTCTGCTTTAACCTGTACCGCGTCCAGTTTCCCGGCCAGCGCCGTGGTTTCTGTGACAGTGTAGTTGCGGACTTCGATAATCTCGGCTTTCATCGCGCCGCTTTCACGCTGCCAGTAACCCCACTGACCGTAAGCGTTGTTGGCGTTGTTGATAATGGCCTCAAAATTATCATCCGCCTGCGACTGCAGGTCTTTGATGACTTGAGAGTCACTCAGTCCGGCGGCTACTTCATCAATAATGGTCGATGCATCGAACTCGGCCACACCGCGCACAAACTCAGTCCAGGGGGACTGATTGCCGGTTTTATCTACCAGGCGGGCACGGAAATAAAACGCGGTACCGGCGGCCAGACCGGCCAGTTCGTGAGAGCGGGACGGGTACGGCACATCAGCCAGCAGTAACAGATTCTGACTATCGTTGGTTTTGCTGTACTGAATTTCAGTTTTCAGGGTGTCTTCCGTGAATTTCCCGAACTCCCAGTTCAGTTTGATCCCGAATACCAGCGTGGACGCCCGGAAGTTCAGCGGCATCGGCGGATCACCCACCTTGCCGGTCAGCCGGGTTTCCTCTGAATATCCCCAGCCGCTGGAGATTTCTGCCGCGTTAATCGCCCTGACCCGCACCAGATAACGGCCTGAATAGACCCCGTGCACGTCAAACGAGGTGGTTGCATTGCGCGGCACATTGATCCAGTTGCCGTCATCACGCCGCCACTGCGCCTCGTAGGCAATGGCATTCTCTGCCGGTGACCAGGTAACCTGCATGGTTTCAATGCTGATCCCCTGGTTAACGACAGAATAGGAGCTGATGGTAATATCTTTCGGCGGGAACTGGTTGCCGGGCGGAATAACACTGATTGGCCGTTCATCGAGTACCGCGCCGGTGTCTATCCGGTCGTATTTGTCCGGATCATGCATGGCCGCCGATATCGTGAACGTGCCGTCATCATTCTCAGTCACGCTCACCACACGATACTGCTGGGCGTACAGCTCATCTGATTCCGTTACCCAGACACATTCCGGTTCCGGCGTTTCACTGTATTCCGTGGTAACGGTTATAACGTTATCCGTGACCATCTGGATGGTGCGGGCCTGTGATTTACCGGACGGAAGATTCAGCATCAGCCTGTCACCCGGCGCGGCATCCGGTTTGCGGTCGAGGGTGATACTCCGGCCATTCACAGCCCTGACGCGGCCGCCGGTGACTTTCCCGGACAGGTTTTCATCCGCCACCGCAATGATGTAGCCCGGCTGCGGGATATTACCGTCTAGTCCCACACCGAATGTCACCACGCGGTCTTTGTTATTGGTGAGGATGCCCCAGCGGCCTTTGCGGTTGGCCTCTGACTGGCGGGTACAGCCGATAGCGGTCATTTCCAGCTGATTGAAACCGAACCGGTAAACCAGCTCATTTTCAAACACCGGCTCCATGGCATCGGCATAGCCGTTCAGCGGATCTGAGTACGACACCAGAGCGGAGGAATAGCGGGCCTTACTGCTGCTGCCGGAATAGGTGAATTTACCGTCCAGCACGTTGGCTTTCGTGTAGCTGTAATCAATGTCGCGCGGCATATCCGCCAGGGTGATAATCTGGTTTCCGCCCCAGTAGGTCATTCCCCGGAAGATGGCCGCAAAATCCCGCAGCACGGTATAGGCTTCATTGCGATCCTGCACATACACATCACAGATATAGCGCGGCTCAGTGCCGCTACCACCTTTGCCGTCCGGTACCGGCTGGTCACAATACTGCGCAACACGGTACAGTTCCCATTTATCGATATTCTGCATTTTGATGCGGTCGCCGAGGCCGAAGCGATCGGAAACCACAATATCGTAAAATATCCAGGCGGGGTTATTGGTCCATGCCCATTTAAACGAACCATCCCAGGTGCCGGAGTACGTCCGGTGCTCCGGGTCATAGTTTGACGGTACACGGATAATACGCATCTTCGGCTCACAGGTGACCTGCGGGATAGAGCCGTTAAACTGTTTTGAGTCAAACTCGATATACAGCAGCGCGGTATGCGGATACCTCAGTTTGGCGTCAATCACCTCGGTGTAGCTCTGTAACATCATGGTGTCGCCTATTTTGGCGCTGTTGGCATCTTCAGTGATTTTCCGCACCCGCAGTGTCCAGGATGTGGCCGACTGCGGCAGATCAATGCGGTGGGTACGCTCATAACCGGAAGTTGTTTTGCCCTTTACACGTCCGTCCACAACGGTTTTCCAGCTCCCGCCGTCAGTCTGTAAATCAATGGCGTATGCCACCTCGTTACCGACCATATCCCCGTTATCCTCCTGGCGGAACAGGGACGGCCATTTCAGGCGGACGCGGACAGCAGATAATTGCGGATTGGTGAATGCATGTGCCCACGGTGTACTGCTTTGTACCGTGGTACCAACCGTGATTTCATTCTCCGCCGCAGGCATCCCTTGTATATAGGTTTGAGCCTGAGTGCCGGGACGGTATTCCCACACCACACCGGGAAAATTTTCCGAGCCGTCAGCATTCAGCAGCGGTGTACCATCCAGAAAGATATTCTTCCCGGTCAGCTCACCGGCAAATTCCCCTTCACCGAGGGCGATCAGCAATTTGGCTTTAGCTACGGACTGTAAATCGTCCGGCTGTTCGACGGGCGTGCGCGGGCTGCCACCGCCGCCTTTGCGGCCTGTGATTTGTGTCATTGTGGATTTCCTGCTGAAAAACTGAGAAAGGATTACTGCTGATCTTCGACGTAAATTCCGGCTGAGATAACGGCTCCGCCGATGCGGCGTTTACCGTAACCGATCGGTACCGGATAGCCCTGAGAAACGGTGTTCGTCGGTGCGCCGAACGCATAGGATGGTTTATTTTCGCCCTGGTCTTTCATGGCTATACCGTTTGGCTGCGGGGACAGCATCTGAATAATGCCACCCAGTATCATGGATGCGCCTGTCATGGCCATCCCTGTTTGCAGTGCTTCCCAGGCAGCCATTGATGCACCGCCTGTCCAGAACGCAGCAGCCACCAGCACCGCACCGAAAATAACCTGAAGCAATCCGCCACTCTTGCTGCCGATCACCACCGGCACAATCCGGATGACATCGTCAGTCACCGGAAAACCCAGGTCATCGACCCCGATATTCTTTTTCCCGCGAAATACCGCATAGGTTAAGCCGCGTGATTTGCTGGTATTCAGGAACTGTTCAAATCCCGGAATAGTGCAGCACAAGGCACGGACAGCTTCAGACGTGGTACAGACAAGCCGCTGGTGAGTTTTACCAAAGGTTTTACCCAATACACCACCCAGCTCTATTTTTGTCATTATTTCCTGTGTCATAATCTCACACTTGATCCTTTATTTTTTCTTAATATATTCAGGAATGTTTTATGTTGAAAAAACTTTTTATTGCCACGGTTTTGTTTTTACCAACATCACTTTCTTTTGCAGCAGCAGGCGATCAGACCCTGACAATCGGATACACCCATCTTAAATCAGATGGAGTAAAGAATACTGTTAATGGGATGAACAACACGATTGGCGGATATGCCGAATCGCTTTCAGATTTCTACGATCAAACCTCCGCATCCACAGCTAGTTCCTCAGACCCTAGTGGCATGTTCGTCAATTATCGATATGAATTTGATGACAAGTTCGGGATTATTGGCTCCTTTTCTTACGCCACAAAGGATTATGACGCAAAAGCGGGAGCAAAAGGCCCCTATTACAACAAGGAATTACGCGGGAAAGTTTCCGCAGATTATGCCTCTATAACCGCCGGACCAACATTCCGTTTTAATGAATATGTAAGTGTGTACGGCATGATTGGTGGTGCCTATAAAAAAATTAATTACTCGGTGACCGAATCAAGCTACTACGGAAAAAGTAAGTATTCAGATAACGATAGTAAATTTGAAGCCGCATTCGGAGCGGGCGCTCAATTTAATATCAATGGCGGAGCTACGTTAGATTTATCGTATTTACATTCAGGCTCTGGTGACTGGAAAACGGATGCATTTTCAATCGGTATTGGATATAAATTTTAACATCCGCTGAATCTCAGCACCATAACCGTGCGATCGCGCCAGTAACCGCCATATGGTACCCGCTGGCTCAGGTGACCATATAAGTGATGCAGGAGCATATTATCGTCCAGCAGAATACCGGCATGATTAGCGACAGGTGCCTGTACCTGCATCACTATCACATCACCGGGTTGCGGGTAGTCGACCAGAATAAACCCCGCTTTCCGCCAGTTATCAGCGTAACGGTTTTCGCCCTGCTCCCACCAGGGATAATCCACCCGGTAATCCGGCAGTTCAATGCCGTGTTCCTGCCGGAACCAGCTCATGACCAGCCCCCAGCAATCTGTAAACCCGAGCACAAACGGCCGACCAAGTAATGGTAATTCACCGCGCGGCTGAACAGTCCGCAGATCCCCCTCCGGCCAGCTGACGATGTACCACGGCACGCCAAGGGCATCACACTGTGCTTTATCCAGTTCTGACGGCTGAGTGGTGGCGTCCGGGTGACTGTGAACAATACCGATCACCGTTCCCCAATCATCCGCAGCGGCGTAATCCTCCGGCGATAATACAAAATGCTCTTCCGGCGTGACCGCGACATTGCGGCAGGGAAAGTATTTCACTACACGGGATTTTTGCGCGATCACCCCGCAGCACTCTCGGGGGTATTCACGTTCTGCGTGGGCAAAAATAGCTGCCTGAATGTTTTTACGCATCATTATTTCCTCAGTAATGAGGTTCCCGGAAAGCCGCCGAACGGGATCGGATTATTTTTACCGAAACGCGGGAAGCAGCCGGTATTCAGCATGCCGCTGCACTGATCCTGTGCCGGGTCATCCACACGATTACCGTGTTTGTCGAAATACCCGTTCTGACCGGCATAATCACAGCCGTCACCGGATTTGTATTTGCCGCGTATACACCAGGTACACATTGAATGCAGTTGCCGGGTAGGGATCAGTACCCCCTGCAGATCCATAGGGCTTGCCAGTTCAAACCCAATGGTTTCATTGGTTTCCGATGATTTGCTGTCGATATAAAAGACGGAGACTTTTTCCTGGGTAGGATCTGCCGCCGGGTTGCCGTCCGGAAAGTTTGCTGCGTCCAGATAGTGCGCCAGAGTGTCGTGTATCGTGACTTTCGCCTTCAGCATGTCATCGTATGCCAGGCACAGCGCGGTGATTGAACCATCGAGGTTTGCCACGGATAACTTCGGCTGTGCGCCGGATCCGGTTGTGGATGCCTCAATCCCTTCAATCAGCACCGGCCACGCACGGTACTCCTCGCCCTGCCAGACAATTGATTTAGCCGGTAACTTTTCCGGATCCCCACCGGCAGCGGTAATCTCTGCCTCTGTGTGAGGAATGTTGTAAGCATGGAACCGCAAAATATCCGGCGTACCGAACGCGGTACCGTCAACCTCAAAAAGCCGGACGGCATCACCCGGTTCCAGCTTCTGGTAATCATTTGTGATCATGGTTTAAATGCCTGTTCAAAAGTCAGTGACAGCGTGTATTTTTTGTTACTCAACACGCTCAGTTTGTGCTCACTGCAACGGTAAAGCCCCGTCTGCTCCATTGGAGGCTTCCACTGAAACGCTCTGATGCCGCCATGACGGTCGATAAACTGACGGATAATACCGATGCGATCTTCCCCGCCGGTAAATTCCAGTGTCCATTTCTGGCTGCGGGGGTTAAGACCGTCTCCGGACACCTGTTCATAACCATCACCGAACTTAGCCCTGCGGGTTTTGTAGGTAATGTCTTCCGTGGGATTTACACGGGGACACCAGGTGAATGTTTCAATCATGACTACCTGCCCCCTTTCATCGCATTCCACAACGGCGTTCCCGGCCTCTGAGCCTGATCGCTGATTATGCTGACAATCTCAGATTTCAGCTGCCGCTTAATACCGGCAGTATCAATCCCGGCTCCGCTGTTCTGATTTCCGGTATTCTCAAAGTGGATATCCCCGATAATGACCGGCATATTCACCCCGCCGCCTATCGCCGGCAGAGAGTGTTTGCTGACGACAGCTGGCATTCTGTCACCGACATAGCCACCGGAAGCATATCCTTTTGCGGAGTTCATCAGCCGGTACAGATTGTCAATACCCAGCCTTGCGGTGGCTTCTTTGGTAAACACAAACTCACCGCCGTGGACAATGCCCTTTGGCTCAAATTTCCCGCCGTGTCCGGTATACCCGCCGTAGGCGTGACCGTTACTCATCCAGCCCATATCAAAACCCATAGCTGAACCTCCGGCCTTGACCGCGTTAAATAACGCCATTTTGAGGAGCATTTTGCTGATATCTGACAGAACGGATCGGGCAAAGTCACCGAATGAGGCTTTGCCGGTCATGACAAAGGTATTCAGTGTGTCCGTCATGCTGGTGAGCGCTCCGGTGGTGATATTTCTGACATTGCCCATCACATCCGTGGCGGAGTCCCCGAAGTCTTTCAGGCCGGCTTTGAATCCTTCCGTTGGTGACTGACGGAGAAGCTCGCGCCGCTTCAGCCACTCATCATACTGCTCCCGGATTTTCTGTGTCTCTGCCTCGAGGACTGCAATATTTTTATCGCTCATACCGACGCGCATCTGCTGAACCTGTAAATCCAGCTGGCGGAAATAGGTCAGACGCTCCTGCTCAGTCCGGTTTTTCCCGATAAGCTCTGTCTCAAACCGGAGTTGTTCGATTTCCTTTGTCCGGTCGTAAGACATCGTTGCCACCGCATTAGCCTGTGCGACTTCATCAATGGCTTTTGCCTGGGCTTTGAGTTTATCGGTGGCCTCTTTGCCGAAATGTGAAAACTTCTCCTGATTACGGGCGATATCCGCCATCAGGGAATCGTATTCCTTAAATGATGAGGTGGTGCCGTACTCACGGATACTTTTTCCGTCCGCTGTCAGCGAAGACAGTTTGTTCTCCATCTCAGATACCATGTCGGTATACTGCTTCTTATAGTCCACTTTTGACTTGCGCGGTGTGCGGGTATTGCGCTTTTCCTGCAGCACCATCTGTGCGGATATTTCAGCATCCAGTGCCTTGTCATACCCCTTCATATCAGGCGTGATTTTCCGGGAAGCCAGCATGTCTTCCGCAGTCAGTCTGGCCAGCTCCCTGCCCTTTGCATTTGCTTTCGCTATCGCTCTGTTTGACAGGTCAATGGATTTTTGTGCATCATCCGACACAGTAACCAGTGACTGCGCAGAAAACTGCTGCTGCGCCTGCGTTGCCTGATGAATAGAGGCGGTAAGATTGTCGTATGCCGTACCCTGCAGATTAATTTTACTGATGAGTTCATTTGACCGGGATGAAACATCAACCAGATATTTCCCTGATTCAGCATAGGCTGCCGATACCTTACCTGTTGCCCGTTCTAAATCCTGCAACAGGGGTACCATCTTCGCCACCATCTCACTGTGCTGCTGTTCTGCATCCTGCAGCTCTTTCAGTGCATACGTTCTTTCTCTGGCGGCATTCTGTGCTGCCATCTGATCAGGAACGGCAAAACTGTTGCGACCGAATCCGGTAACTGAACCGGCGTTATCCCGTTTTTGCGCGCTTTCACTGATGATTTTATTAGTGCGCTCAATCTCATCCCGGAGTTCTTTTTCTTTACTGCCCTGAGCATCGATAGCATCGGCCATTTTCTGAATTGCCGCAGCACGATCTATTGCTGACATTTTTTTCAGGGACTCAGCTGTCACATCAAGCGATTCAGCAAACTCCAGACTGGCCTGTTTCGCTTCTTCCGTTTTCTGCCGGTAGTTGCTGTATGCCATTCCTCCGCCGATCAGCAGTCCGGTCACTATCCCTACCGGGCCGCCCAGCATAGAAACTGCGCCGCCAAGCCCCCGGGCAGCGGCAGAGGCTCCGCGTCTTGCCGAGTTAATTCCGGCCTGTGCTGCATTTTCCGCTTTTAGTGCAAGCGCATGATCAAGGGCGGCTTTCCGCGCCAGACTTTTGACTGCCGTCAGCCTTTTCAGTGCTGCCGCCTGTGCATCAGCGCCTTTGGCAGCCTTATATTCTTCCAGTGCAACCGAGCGGGCGGTCGCCATTGCATTTTTGTCCGCAAGGGTGCGCCGTGATACATCAGCAGCAAGGTCACGCTCCGCAAATGCCCTTTTCAGCAGTGCCTGTGATGAACGCCCTGCTTCTGCAGCATTACTGCGCATTGTCTGCGTCCATTTCGCCATTTTTACAGCAATCGCCGCTGCTGCCAGTGTTTCTGCCACTTTAACGACATCACCCAGATTAGCAGCCAGTCCGGATAATCCGGCGGTTAAAACCTGAGTCGCACCACTGCTGTTATTGGCCTCGCCCACATACTTTGTGATGGCTGACTGCAGATTGGTGAATGACTGGCTGACCGTCGCTGTACTGGTGGCAAATTTCTGATCCACGCCGCTTTTGGCTCTTTCCAGTGCGGTGATGATCTGCTCAATGCTGGTATTGCCGTCCGCTGCCATTTTACGGAGTTGCCCGATACTGACTCCCATACCGTCAGCAATGGCTCTGGCAAGACCCGGCGTCTGTTCCATGACGGAGTTAAGCTCCTGCCCCCGTAACTGCCCGGAAGCCAGTGCCTGACCGAACTGCATCAGCGCAGCCTCAGCAGATGCCGCACTTGCACCGGAAACAGCCACGGCTTTGGATACCGTATCTGTCAGTGAGGCGACGCGCTGCTGACTCAGCCCCAGGCGATCTGCATTATCCGCAAACCGCTGGTATACCTGTGCGGTTGAGTCCAGGGACTGACGTGTTTTCTGTGCGATGTCATACACATCAGTGGTGGCTCTGCTGAGTTCCTGTGAACTGCCTGTCACCAGTTTCAGACGGTTTTGTAACTCCGTCCAGCTGTCCGCATAGCTGACCACCTGGCGGACCGACAGAAAAGTCGCAGCGCTCTTAAAAAAACCGGACACAGCCGCCGATGAGCGGGCAGCCTGCGCCGCAATGCTTTCCTGCTCACGAACGACGATCCTTAACTGGCCGGTCAGTTGCTGTCCGAACCTGACAGCCTGCCGCTCACTCTGCTGAATAGCGCTGTTAAAACGGGCCGTGTTCAGCGTCATGTCAATGTTTAAGCGACCTAATGCCCCTGCCATAACAACTCCTGTAAAAGAGCCCCGTCACATCACGGGGCATTGCGGTTAGCCAGCACACTGTCTGTCACGCTGTCCGTGTCGCCTGCCTCAGCAGACTGTTTCCAGAACGGCATGAAGTCCGTCAGTTCCGGAGCCTGCGATTTCGGGTCACGGTTTATTAATGCCAGAATGTGAGCCACCTGCGCACTGCGGTAATCTTCCCGCCACAGACCAAACGGCTGTTTCCGGTAAAATTCCGTGTATTCCTCCAGGTGGCGTTCCGGCATCTCCTCAATTTCACTCAGGGTTTTACCCAGCGCCAGTGACAGAATTATCTGGAAACTGCGCCGGTTTCCGAGTTTTTTACGCTGTTATCCTGCCCGGCAGTAAAAACCGCATCCGCAAAACTCTGCCCCAGCCGGTTCAGTGCACGGAGATCGTCCTCATTCTCCGCATCAAACAGCAGGGTCCCGTCCTCATCACTGAGCCGGAAAGCCAGTAACCGGGCCACCTCAAACTCATCATAGACACGGCGGAGTGCATCCTCATACTGCTCAGGATCATCCTCACTGAGGTAGATATCCTGCTTTTCCGCCAGTTCTTTCTTTATTTCGCGCAGTCTGCGCTGAATAAAGTTCATCGTGCCGACATCCAGCTCCTTGCTGAAAAAGGTGTTTTCAAGATAAGTAAACGGGGTGATTTTCACGGGCTGATTTAAAATCAGATCGCGCAGTGTTGTCTTTGACATGCTTTCTCCGGGAGTTAACTGATATTTCTGGTGTTATCAGCCTTCAGTTTCAGACTGTCGGCTGTTACGGCTTTGGGGTCGGCTCCGGTTCCTGTGTTTTGCTCTGCGGAACGTTCAGGTAATCACGGCCTGACAGTTTTACCGACACGCCGGAATCCACCATCTGCCCGACGCTGCCCTCAATGTTCATGCCGGTTTCGATGGAGCCGTAGTAAAAAATGGTTCCCTCATCACGGGTCAGCACCATTTTGACCGCGAATTTCTCCTTGTTATTCTCATAACGCCGCAGCAGACGCTGTACCTCACTGGTACCGTAACGCAGGAAGAAGGTCAGCTTGATGGTGCCGTAATCGGTATCACCCGGTTCAAACTCTTTGCCGTCACTGCAGATGGTGGTGACATCCACCTGTTCCGTGGTGGCTCCGTCTTTGCTGAAGCTCTTTACCGCACAGAAGTTGTTGGCCCATAACACCCGCTGCGCTTTCGCCTCTGACAGATCTTCCGGTTGCGTTTTTTCGCTCCAGTCCACCTCATCACACAGTGTAATGGTGTTACCGTCTGCCTGTGCGACCGGATAACGCCCGTCCAGATCACCCAGACCTGACAGCACAATCATGTCATCCGCTTTAAATTTACCGCCCTCAACCGTAACAGTTGCCGGTTGCAGGGTGACTGCGGTAACCGCCGTTTCCTCACTGACACCGGTCTGAACATACAGCTTTGTTCCGAGGAACGGGGTTGCTTTGTGGTTTTTTGGCTGCTTTGCCATAATTATTTCCTATTCATCTGAAGAGATATTAAATTCAAGAATGAGCCGGTGCAGCTTTGTGTCCGGTTCAAACCCGAACTCACTGCTGATCCGGTGAGAAAACGGAATGCTTTCCGTCACTGCTTCCTCTGCGGGTTTCCGCAGCGTCATGAGTTCGGCAGGATCTCCGCTGTACACATCAACCTGGACCCGGTAATTATCCAGATCCGCATCCTCAAGGGCGCTGTTCGGCGTGATACCCGCAAACTGAATCACCATTGCCGGATATTTCAGTTTTCCCTCCGGCAGCACCTGAAAAAAAACCCTTCCTCCGGCCAGCGGTGAAAGGGCTTCTGTCAGCCGGTGAATAATCATGTGTTACCTGCCTTTTCGGTTTCCTCTTTCAGCGTACGGACAATTGCTTCTGCAGCCGCTTCCTTCTTCGCCTCAAATCCCGGCCGCATAAAGGGTTTAGCTGCCATTTTTGACGTGCCGAACTCAACGAACCACCAGTAAAAAGGGTCATCAGGATTGAGCGCAGCACTTTTTCCGGTCGCCTGCTTAAATGCCTTCACTTTTTTACCCGGTAATGATTTTACCCAGATGCGGGTTTTCACCTGCCCGTTACGCTGCATCCGTGTTTTCGAGCGGATATTCCGCTTAACGGTCCCGCGTCTGCGCCGTGGTGTCGTTTTTTCCAGCACAGGAACACGTTGCTTAATCTCTTTTTTCAGCACATTCGCCCCGTTATTCATGGCGCGGCGGCTGATATTTCCGCTGACTTTACGTTCAAGATCCTGCATTTTCCGGCTCAGTTCAGACAGTCCGGTGATAATGACGCTACCCATCGTTAACCCCCTCTTTACACATCAGCTGAAGTTCACGGTGTGCTTCTTCCGGATCAATCACTGAAACAATATTCAGCACGCGCCCCGCATACATAATGCGCATATCCGGAGTGATATCCGGATACCAGCGCAGTCTCACCCGTAACGTGCTTTCACTCTGCACCTGCTGTGAGTAAAAGTATTCCCGCCCCCGGTAAGGCTCAACGGCAGCATGAATATCTTTCAGGTGATCTTCCCAGACAACCTCATTACCACTGATCCGTCCGGGCTTCGGAACGGGCTTCTGCAGCGTGATAATATGCCGCAGACGGTGTGCAAATTTTCCGGCCATAATCACCTCACAAAATTACCGGTTTATGCAGCGTTCCCAGCAGCGCCGTCACCGGATAAGGCAGCATACCCTGCGGATAAAGGTTAATATCAGCGCCGTCGCGGTCGCGGTCACGGATACCGACCAGCAGTAATATTGCATCCTTCACGCGCCAGATATCCGGTGAAGCCTTCATTTTTTCCGCATCTGAGTCATGACGCTCCGCCCATGCCCTGATATGATCAAGCACAGCAGCGGTAGCCGCGTTGGTTTTTAACTGCAGGTCCGCATCATCAAAATCATGATCGATACGCAGATGCGCCCTGACCTCAGCCAGTGTCACAATCTCTGTCATTTTGCATCCTTACCGTCACGTCCGCGTTTCACAATCAGTGTCCATCCCGCTGAATTAAGCTCGCCGGGCTTATCTGATGTCGGTGTGTGACAGTGCCACAGCGAACCGCCCCAGGTCACAACATCCCCCTGCTGATAGGTTTCCCCGGCTTTATACACATTTTTGTATATCATCACCGGGAACGTGTGCTCTGCCTCAAAAGTCTCCCCGTCTGACATCTGCGACTTAATCAGCAGTGTCCTGATATCTTTCACGGTAATCAGATGGCTGCTGTATCCACGGACAATACACTCCCATCCGCGCATACCCTGCGTTTGCTCATGTGCCCGCCATAAGCCGCCACTGTGAGTTGCTATCGTGCCCCGGACGTAACTCCGGGATTCGTCGATACCGGGAAGGATTTCAATATCAAAGGCATCTCTGCCGTCCTTACCGTCACGCCCGTCTTTACCGTCTTTACCGTCTTTCGGTACAGGTAGTTCTGACACAGCAGACCGGACAACGGATTCCACAAGCGGTTTTATATCTTCCGCTGTGATGCTGGTACCGTCTTTACCATCCTTACCGTCACGCCCGTCTTTACCATCTTTCGGCACCGGGAGTTCTGACAGTATTTCGGCAATCATCCCCCTGATACACTGCTGATCCGGCACAGTGATACTGCTGAATGCTTTCCTGACCTTTTCTTCTATCAGGCTGTCCGTATCTCCGGTATTCAGCAGAGACCGGCCGTTCAGACAGGATTCCGCTATCGTTTTTACCTTTTCCTCTGTCACCGGTTCCGGCTGCGGGGCATTATCAGCACGCAGCTGATCCAGTTGCGCTGACAGAGATGCATTTTCCTGTTTCAGCGCATCAATCCGCTGCTCAAGCCTGCTTTCAATCTCAGACACGTTTCTTCGTACTGATTCACCAATGGTTTTTATCAGTGATATTTCACGCTCGTTTAACATACATACTCCCGTTAATCAGCAACTCTGCGTGTGATATTTCATGCTCACTCAGGGATTTTTCAGTGCTTTTTTCTTTCAGTTCAGGAGGCTCCGGATTATCCGGTGCGTTATCGCGCTTTGAGAGCGCTGACAGGCTGTAGTTCTGCTGCTGCAGATACGGTGTGTCACCGCCCTCCACCGGGGCAAGATTCTCTTTTCGCCTGGCTTCGTTCGGTGCCAGCCATCCGCCTTTAATCGCTTCATTGTGTGCTTTAAACCGCGTCGGGGTGTCCATGCGCATCAGCGCATCAAGATCAAATTCGATTTTTTCCGTCACCGGAAGATCCAATCCCTCTGCCAGCAGCACCTCAATCCCCTCAATGTGTGACTGAAGACATTGTGAGTAATACTGCTGATCCAGTGCCTCCACGTTGTTGTAAGACGGCACCTCACCCAGACCGACCTTGTACAGCGGCACATGGAACACCGAGCAGATGATTTCAGCAGTCAGGCGCAGCTGTTCAACCAGTTGGGAGTCCACCGGACTGACAGAGACGGTATTGTATTTTGCTCCCTCCGTCAGCAGACCGGTTTTACCGGCATTCTCACCACCGTAGCTGGCTTCCCATGTCTGCTTAAGTTCAAGTGCGTCTTCCTGTGATATTTTCCCGGGGATCTCAATAATGCCGCCAGGCTTACCACCGTTGATAAACAGCCGCGTGGCATTTTTCATAATTGCTGTGCCCTGCGAGGCGGATAATGCGCAGGCATAAACCGGCGGCAGTCCGATCAGCGGGTGGTACAGACAGTTAAACCGGTCATGGATTATTTCCCTTGCCGGTACCGTGACTGACTGAGTGATACCGGTGACATTATCGGTACCCAGCTGATAAAACACCTCACCGGCATCCGTGATAAGCGGGGTGATCCGGTGCGGATCAAGCACATGCAGTGCCGTGACCGAGCCTTTACTGTCCCTTTCCTTAAAAACGTACGTATTTCCCGTGGTTAACTTGGAGTTCATCCAGTTCTCAAAAAACTGATTCCGTGTCTGTAATGTGTTGGGTTTCGTCATGACGGAGCGGGTCATGCCGGAAACGTTCTGCCAGATACCGGTGCTGTTTTTTCTTTTTAACAGCAGCGGCATTTTGGCAATATCAGAGGCTATCAGGGTGATGCAGGAAAATACCGGGTGATACGACAGCACATCCTCACGTCCCAGCTCTGCGTTCATCTGCCAGGCTCCGGCAAACGGCTCACGGACATACCCGGAACGGAACCCGTGTCCGGTCACTCCCCTGCGGAAGAGTCCGGTTAATTTTTTAAATAACGCCATAAGTCATCCGCTGCGGTTAAAAAGAAAGGGGCCGTAGCCCCTGTGATCAGCCTTCCGGCTTTTCGAGTGCCGCAACACGGGCGGTCAGTGCGGCCAGTTCTGCCGACAAATCCTTACCCGGCTCACCCTGCTCACCTTTCGCGCCCTGCGGTCCGGTATCACCTTTGTCGCCCTTGTCACCCTTCGGGCCGGGATCGCCCTTCTGCGGAGCAACATTTAAGGCTTCAAAGTTGCCGTTTGCCTTAATGAACGCATCGCGCAGGGTGTCCCCCGTACCGTCATCCGGTTTTGCGCCGACATTGATTTTCTGAATTTCAGCCATCAGCTAGTCCTCTTTTTTGTGGTGTCCGCTTTAACTTTCACTGTGTCAGCGGTTACTGCTTTGGGGTAACGGGTGCCTCTGCCTGAGTCCGGTAGTTCACCCCGCTGACGTAGGCCACCGCTTCCGGACGGCGCTTACTCCAGTTAATGAAGCGCTCCGCACGGATAGCCACGCTGTTTGTCTGGAACATACTCACCAGTTGCGCACCGGTGCCGGTACTGCTGTTATTAGTCGGTGCGTCTTCCATCTGCAGTGAGGCCTCACGGCTGGCATCAATCACCACCTGGCCATCATCAGCGAGATACACATCACCGGCATTCATCAGCACCAGCAGATCACCGGCGTACTGTGAGACAATCGCAGGCAGTCCCTGGAATGTGCCGCCGAGGAAAGACAGATCCGAGTACATTTTCTGACCCAGCGGATTTTTCATCTTCGACAGTGCCAGCGCGGTCATGGACGACATGATCCACACGCCGCTGGTCGGGGACAGATTGGCTTTCAGGAAGGCTTCAAACAGCGCCTCAACATCCGCCTCCGGATTACCGGTGGACGGAATAGCCGTTACCCCGTTGGTAACGGATGCCGGGGATACCTGTGCCACTTCCGCTTTGGCCGGGTCGATAAAGTCAATATCAATCCGTTCAATAATGGCCGAAGCCAGCGCATTACGGACCAGTGTATCCGCTGCCGGGTTGCTGAATCTGACCAGCTCATCCGTCAGTACGGCAATGTTGGCAACCTTGGCAAATCCCAGCTGAACGGACTGAAAATCAAATTTGGTCAGCGGTTTTGGTGCGCCCTGCCCCACCCAGTAACCCTGACCGCCGCTGATTTGCCCCGGAATGCGGACGTTAAACGGAATGCGGAACAGGGACGGGATATTACCGGTACCGAACTGACCGATAATCGTTTTCGGGCGCAGGAACTCAATAAAATCACCGGCAAACTGCTGATATTCGGTCAGTGCACCAGCCCACTGCGGATCGGTAGTTGTCCCGGCACTGACAGCTGCTTTCAGCACGTTCTGAATACGTGGTTGCTCCGGGTACTGCGCTTTCGCTATTTCCAGTGCCTGCTGTGTGTTACCCTTTGATACCGCAAGACATTTCACGTAACGGGCAAACTCAATGCCGGGTTCCAGTTTTTCATCCGCTTTAATCACACCACCGCGCAGCTGTGCGGCTTCACGGAATGATTTCTGCTCTGTATCCACCGGTTTGGCCTCTTTTGCCTGCGCACCTTCCATCTCACGCAGGCGCGTCAGGTGTGCATCGACAGATTTAATTTCATCTGTCAGACCGTCGTAGCTTTCAGATTCCTCCGCATCAAGAGTGCGGCCTTCCTCAGCAGCTTTGTTCATAATATCCAGACGGGCGGCATCACTGGCGGCACGTTTTGCTTCAAACGACTTAATTTGGTCAGAAATTTTCATCTGATGGTCCTTTTTCTCTGATTTTGACAGTGCTGTAACGCCAGCAGGTGTTTGTTTTAGATGTACGGGGTGCCCGGTGCCGGACGCGGCAGGCGGTGTAAATAATGATTTCACAGTCTGAATACTGCACTCTGAATTGGCCGGAATGGTGACTGCGGAAAGCTCATTCCAGACCCATTTGGTAAACCGGATCCCGCCCTCATCAAGGAACGAATATTCCAGCGGCCGGAAGCCGATGGACAGTCCTTTGACCAGACCGGATTTAACGGACTCCCATGCCTCATCAAGCCGTGCCGAAAGGCTGCCCGGGGTCGGGATACGCGCCAGTTTCGCCTTAATTTCAATACCTGCGGCAGTCACTCTGGCTTCCGTCACCTCTCCGATCGGGTTGTGATGGTCGTGCTGCCACAACAGCGGGATCGGCAGGGAAAACTCCGCGCCTCCCGGCTCGACAATATCCCCGTAAGCATCCGCTGACGGCGTTGTCGCAAGACCGGTGATTTCACGGGCTTCCTCATCTACTGATTTGACTGTCAGCAGACTGTAGGAACGCTGATTCTGCATAACAACTCCTGTAAAAAACCCCGCGACTGCGGGGCTGTTATATGAAAAACACTTTGTACTGTTTTTTGGCGGGTTCGGGGTTCAGTGCCATCAGCGAGACAGCGTTAAACAGTGCCATCAGCGGATCTATTTTTGATCGCCCGCTGGCCTGTTTGGTGATAAGGATCGCGTTACCTTTCGGCTCCACTCTGGCATTTCCCACACACCAGTTCATCAGCGGCTGTCCGCCGTGAAACAATATCTTTTCCGCCAGTTTCCGCTCAGTGGTTTGTATTGCACCACCAAGACGCCAGCCCTGGGAAATACCGACAATGCTGTCCTGCTCAACACCGCGCTGAACGATTTCGTCCAGTAATCCGCCGATACCGGCAGGATCAATCCCGATTTTATCCAGCAGACCTGACTGATATATGCGTTCAGTGATATCCGCCACCGCTTTCGTGTCGTCACCCGCCTGTTTTACCAGCGTGAAGTCGCCGTCTTTTTCAAAATCGAGCAGCTTAGCCACCTCGCTTCTGCGGCGCTCAAACACAGAAGGATGCCCCCATGCATGGGACCATGACAGCCACCGGCGCGTATCTTTGCAGCGTCCGATCACCGACAATCCGAGCAAATCATCCATGCCGCCGCCGTCAATGCCGACCGTGACCACCTCTGACCGGGTGAGTATTTCATCCAGGGTCAGCGTTTTATCCGCCTGCGGCTCCCAGAAGTCTGCTCCGACCCAGCGATCTGAACGCAGCGCCAGCCCGATTTCGATATTGGCGTGCTTCGCCATAAATCCCCGGAACGATTCCTCACCGGATTCTTTGGCTTTGCGGTATTCCCGCAGTAAAAAAGCCTCATCCACCGAATAACCCAGATTGGGGTTCACCATTGCCATGTTTTCAGCCAGCAGGTGATCCCCGCGCTTCACCATGTCAGGCGGGTGTTCAAATATCACCGGCAGGAAGTTAGGATCGTGGATTTTTCCGTCACGCACATCGCGGGCATATTGTAGTTTTTGCTTAAACACACCGGACGGCGGCTCATTGGACTGGGTGGTGGTATACATCACAAACCCTTCCGGTCTGGATGCCAGTCCGCCTATCGCCTCACGCAGCAAATCCTCTGCGTTAGCCTGTTTACCGAACAGCCACAGCTCATCAATCAGTGTCCCCACCGATTTAATCCCGGATACGGTATTAGCATCAGCCGCCACCACTTTCAGTGTGGTGTCACTTGTCATGTGGGTAATTGTCCGGATGTGTGTCTGTACCTGACACAAATCATCCAGGACATCATCCCGCTTCACCATGTCACGAGCCGGATTGAAAGCATTGGTTGCGACCTCAACGGTCGGGGCAATAATGGTGTACCCCGCCGCCTGCCGCCAGTTCAGCAGCAGTGCGGTCATCATGATCCCCGCCGCCAGCGTGGACTTGGAATTTTTCTTCGGTATGAGTACAAATACTTCAGTGATATGCCGGCGGCCGGTCTGTGCGTCATACGAGCCGAACAGCGCGGCCACCAGATCAAATACCCATTGGGCACATGCCTCACCGAACGTCGGGCTGCCCGGAGCGTCAACAATTTTAAGTTGTTTAAATATACTCAGGGCAATTTCCGCCTGTTCCGGATATATCGGCGGCGGAATAATGGATTGTCCGCGTTTTATACGTTCCGCCCAGTCAGGACATGCTGTTGACCAGTGAACCATCATTGCCCCCTGCTGTTATTGACCACCAGTTTCGGCGGAGCCAGTGAAGGAAACCGGTTTTCTGCTTTTTTGGCGGCCTTTGCTTTTTCTTCTTTTTTGCCGCCCGCCCCCTTCTTACTGCACAGATAAGGAGCCAGTTTTGCAGCAGCCTCCAGTGACAATTTAGGATCCGCACCTTTGTTTTTCATCATGATTTCTGCCATGACCGCCAGTGGATCCGGGTAATCACCGGCCTGTGAAAGGCGCACCCTGTCAGACAGCGGTGGGTTAACCTCCGGGTTAACACCCCGGTTAACCTCATCACTGTTCTCAAGATAAGTAACCACGTCCGGATCTCTGGCTAACTGACTGCCCTTCACTTTGGCCGTTTTTTCGCTGTAACCCGCTTCAACGGCAGCTTCCCGTTGCGTCATTCCCTTTTTCAGGGCATCAGCAAATTTCTTTTTCTGCCCTGTCAGCATCATCGTTTCCTTACCTGATCGGGGTTAATCACTTTCAAAAAACAGGATTTTTTCTCTGAATGAGAGGGGGCGAGGTATCCGGGGCGATCGACTTTCATTTTTTAACACCTCCCCCCACCTCAGTTAACATGACTGCAACCATGTAATTAACCCGGTAATTAACCAGTTAACTCTTCCCTTGTTTTTGCCTTGTGGCATTCGATACATAACACCTGACAGTTCTCTGCCGTATCAGCACCACCTTTAAACAGAGGGATAATATGGTCCAGCTCGAAGCCGTCGGGGTAGTCAACCAGACGACGGCAGGATGCACAGTGCGGATCTTCTTTCCATATACTGAAACGCCGTTTCTGTCGTTGTGAACCCGTCACACGCCTTGTCACAGCATCTAACGGCTTAACCGTTGTCGTTTTCAGTACAGCAACGCGGGGTTGCAGCGTCTTTAAACGCCTCACAGTGCAGTGCCCGGTCTGGTGATGCTGATTAGTGCGTCCTGTGACTTAATGTCATTAACGTAACGGGCGACTGTATGACCGGCGTTGTTGATAATTTCGGCCTTGTCGCCCGGCTGTAATACGAGGTCGTCACCACGGTTGTTGTGGTCGGTGTAATCCAGCTTAAATGCATACGGTGTCCACTGAATGCCGTAACCGGACTCAATGACTTCTTTACCTGATGCGGTAGTTACTTTGATTGTGAACATAGCTGCTTCTCCGGTTAGAAAGCCAGCTCACTATGAACAGGCTTTGTATTTGATTGGTGCCGTCTCTCCGGCTGTCACGCCTTACTGCTCCGGCTGCTGACGTTGCTGCCTGAACCGGGTATCAGCCGTGGATTCGTTGTTTTTGATTCTTCCGGTGCACTCACCGCATAAGGTGGACGGGTCATAGTTAACACAGGGAGACAGCGACAACGCCGCGCATAAAAAAGCACCCCGCTATTTAGCGAGGCGTTATTTTCTTTTCTTCGCCCAACCGATACTGAAAATCAGGAACGGCAGGGTCACATCAATCACAAAGGCTTTCATCCCCACATTGGGACAATAATCAGGGCAGAAACCGACATGAAATAGTGAATAAAGACGGGAATCATTCTTCCTTGTGGTGTACCAAAGCTCTGTGTCTGCGCCGAAACTCAGGTACAACCTTTTGATGAAAATGCTTTTTCTCACTTCGCTCTCTCCGCTTCTATCTCCCGTATTGCCCGCTTATCGTGATTGCAGTCAGCTATCGACTTCATGGCATCGGTCAGCAACAGGATTGCGCCGCCGTAGGTAAGTTCATCCGGAATAACCGGCAGCGGACAATCAGCGGTAAGTTGTGGCGGAATCGGCACCACCGGCGCGGGTACGTATTCCGTCCGCGTATTTCCGCAGCTCACTAACAACATCAACGGGAACAGGAGTAACAGCGCATTCGCTGTCCTTAAATACTGTCCTGATAACAGTCTTAACGTTGACATGCTCTGTGTCCTCAACCTGTTTGGCTTTGATATTGTCGAGTGCTGCGCGGTGTCTGATGGCAACGGCTGAAAGCGTGATGGTATTTATCGTCTGCTGGGCTGATAACTGGCCTGACAGCGTTGTGTTATTCACCTTCAGTTGCTGGTTATCCCGGTAGGTGTCATACACCCACCAGGCGGCAACAATAAACAGCGCAGCAATTACCGCTTCTTTCCAGTTCATGGCGCTTCACACTCATAACGGATCACACCGTCCAGCGGGTTACCCGGCAGCGGACTACAGTGATTCGGTAGTGAATACAGATAACAACCCGCCAACAGAGCAGTAGTCAGCAGAATGATAGCAATGATGATCAGAGTTAAAGGGTTCCGTGACATATTGCTCTCTCCGTCTCACGCCGGTTAATTAGCCCCTGCCACTGCTTACCGCCCGCAAATGTCCAGCGCTTCATTTCGTCACACGCACCGGCAATATCACCGGCATTGAGTTTACGCAGCATCGTAGAGCGCGAGAATGCGCCGGGGCCGACGTTGTAGACAAATGAATAGATGGCCGCCCGGGTATTGTCATCAATCGACACTTTGATCATCGGGTCAACCGCACGCCGGACTTTCGTCAGGTCGTCATGCAGCAGCGCTTTACACTCCGCATCCGAATACAACTTGCCGGGCTGAATATCACTGCCGGTATGGCCGTAACATACGGTGAGCACCCCGGCCACATCACGGTAAGGTTCGTACTCAACACCCTCATATGCGGGGATCAGCACCAGCGCACCGGCAATAGCCCCAGCAGTGCAGGCGGCCATGACTTGTTTAAATAATCGGTTTTTCATGATGTTCCCCGGCTTTTAACTGAAACTCTTTGCGTTTGTAATACCAGTTAACCAGGAACGTTCCGACGGTACAGATGATCCCGGCGACAATAGCCCACTGCTCAAGAGAGACATCACCTAACCAGGATGAGGTTGCTCCGGCAGCAGTTGTAAACAGCCCCCAGAAGTATGCAGCGGGGCTTGAGTATTTTTCTGACATACGCATATCCACCCCCTGCGGAGTGTTCCGTGTGTGAATTGATAGGGAAATGCCGCAACCGGTTTATATGTTTTAAACGGGTTGAAGTGTGGTGGCTGCGGCATTGTTCTGGTAATCCCACCAGCGGCGGGAAAGCAATAAAAAGAGCACTGTGGCCGAATACGGATTAGGTAATGAGCCTGTCGTATTCCAATGCTCTTGTTGTTGTAGGCAATAAAAAAGGCCGCCTGAGCGACCTTTTTTAAGGAAAACAAATAATTATTGGTTAACAGAAATAACTAACACATTTATTTAACGTGGAGTTTTGTTTTTGAGGTAATGCCTTATCAGCGACCTGCTTGTTTACTTTGCGTGGTTCAACAAACTTTAGTTCCCATTCAGCCATTTTAGCTTCATTGATTAAAGGGAGTATCTTCTCATTTTTCATATTATTATCTCGCATAATTACCTCCTGCAAAAGTAATCATGGTTAAGGTCTTTATCAAAATAATGCTTTCTTTTTATCCATACAAAACCATCTCCTTTTGAGATGATCGCTACATCTATTGGGCCACCAACCGTTTCAGAGTCATTAGAAACCTTTCTTTTGAACGCTGTCAAGTTAACTAATGATTCTGCCATGTACCCAAGGTCGGATTTTGGTAAAAACTCAATCATTTCAACTACTTTTAAAATGTAATTCTCATGAATCACTTTGTTGATATTATGGACGCAACCCAGCACACAACCATCCAATGTGTTACGTATACCATCTAATAATAGAGCATTTTCATCATCACCCAATGAGATTTTGCTCAAAATTTCATCTTGTATTCTCTGTGTTGCAACATCGGAAATGGAATCAATATTACCTTTTATGTAGCCATCCAGCTCAGAGCTAATTCCTTGCATGAAGGCCTGCACTTCCTCTTCTTGAGCGTATGCAGTAACACCACTTTCACCATTATAAGAACTCTTCCCTTCATTGTGGTGCAAAATGATCCTGTCGCCTAAAAAGCCATATACATCAAATGCTAATATACTCGGAAAATATTGACTATCGCCGTATCCTGCAATGACAATGCCCGTATTGCGGCCAAATGGTGATATTTTGCAGATAGAAAAGGCGAAAATTTTTGATAATAAATCAACAATTTCACTTCTAAATTTTTCTGTGTCATCAGTTGCAAGATGCTCCGTAAATAACTCATCAGCATAAGGCGCGGCACAATTAACAGCTTCAGCAACGACTGATTCATCAAAACTTGAAAAAAATTCGCTGTCATCAAAACGTTCGAGACACTTTTCACACGAACGCTTAATGAATTCACATGTATCGACATTGTCGACACTGCCATTATCTTGCAGTATTGGTTGAACGATATCTTTTTTGATATGTTCCATTAATGATAAAAAAACGCTATAAAATGATAAGCCTAAGTGTTCTTTTCGCATTTCGTCTGAAATGATATGGGATGAGCGGCGTAAGAATTCAAAAAAATCACTTGAATAATCAATTATATCATCAAAACACTTATCACCCAGTTCCTTTCTGTATGCCTTTATGATTATTTCCCAAGGGACGCCGCACAAATCTCCGGCTCCATAGACCATTATGCCAACAGGGTGATGTTTACTTAAAGAAAAAAGCTTTTCAGCTCCATTGTTAATTTTATACATATTCCCGCCAGATATCGTTACGGCGGAATCCGCAGCTAAAGCAACTGCGGTTTTATTGTATACTGCAATTTCAGCGGTCATTACTCTCATCCATGCAAACAAAAGTGATAAACATAATAATAAATTATGAATTGAATTCACCAACTCAAATCTATAAATGTGATAAATGACTAAAATTAGCAGCACACCGCTCAGTATGAATAACAATGTCTCTCTCAAAAAAGCCGCACGCAGCTCTTGTGTTAAGTGATAACGAGGTGATTGATACTGTGGCGGCGTATATGAAAAAAGGCCGCACATAGCGACCTTTGGAATGTGAACTATCCGGAAATTCCGGAGAGTTGAGTTATTTCTGCCTTAGTCTGTTCAAACCGTTCCGCTTCCATCTCCACACCCAGAACGCGACGGTTATGCTTCAGTGCGGCTTTCAGTGTCGCTCCGGACCCCATAAAGAAATCAGCGACCAAATCGCCTTCGCGGCTGCTGGCTTTTATGATGTGCTCCATCATTGCGGCCGGTTTTTCACAGGGGTGCTTTCCGGGGTAATACTGAACCGGCGGGAATGTCCACACATCGGTATAAGGCACATCAACTGATACCGCGAAGTAACGGCGCAATAACTGATACTGACCTGCCAGTTCGTGATATTCGCGCCTGAGTGTATGTTGCTCACTGACCAGATCATTATGTTCACGGTATAACGGGTTATTTCGCTGACACTCTGCAGCTGTCCTCTGAAAAAGCACCTGTAATTTCCGGTAATCCGCTTCATTCGGTAACTGCCACTGACTGTACCCGAACCAGTGTGAAGACATCTGCTTGCCGGTTGCCTGGTCAATTTCTTTTGCCGTGATACCCAATGCATCACGCGCCTGCCGGAAATACTCAATCAGCGGAGTAAACACATTTTTCTTCAGTTCATCCCGCCGCTGGTGGTACTCACTGCCTTTTCCTTTTACCGGTCCCTGATAATGCTCTGCAAACAGCAGCCGCTCAGTAGACGGGAAAAAACAACGCAGGTTTTCTTTGTTTTGCCGCCGCCACGGACCGGAAGGTTTCGCCCATATGATATGACTGAGAACGCTGAACCTCTCCCGTAACAGTATTTCTGTATCCGAGGCCAGACGCGAACCACAAAACAGGTACAGGCTGCCGTTTGGTTTCAGTACCCGCCAGAACTCGGCAAGCATTTCATCCAGCCAGGACAGGTAAGCAGAAACATCCGGCCACTGGTTATCCCAGGCACATGTTTTTACCTGAAAATACGGCGGGTCCGTGGCGATTAAATCAATGCAATTGTCCGGAAGGGTTTTGATATAGCTGAGTGAGTCGTCGTTGACTAAATTAATACTGTTTAAATTAACAGTGCTTTTCATAGATCCGGGTAACCTTTTTTGTTAAGCTCCCTTTGCTTTGTGCACACAAGCAGTGGGCCTTGGTTTATCCGTGATCGCTTTAACGGGTGAATGGCTGGGAAGGTGCTACCAACACCCACCAGCCGCCCATTTCACAGCATGAAACTTAAATTGTGAAGGTGGGCACTGATCTCCCACATGAGGCACCAAGTCATACCATCCCGCATCCCATCAGGGGTGACAGTCAGTCTTTCAGGTAGCAATTAAGCACACTGTATCTAAGCAGCCGTCAGCCCGGCATTCATTCACAATGAAAACCCCTTTAGCTTTAATGCCGCCGCGTGCAAAGCGGAAGCTGAAAAATGGAGTTTTCATTGAAAATCAATCAGTAATCAATGTACGTGCATCTTTATGAGAGAGTATTGTAGATACAAAAGCGCCCCTGTGTAGTATCGAGCTACAGAGGGGCATAACAAACATACAGGGTGTTTCAGGCATAAAAAAACCCCGCAAATGCGAGGTTTAGAATTTATGTAGTGCGGATATGTATAGAATTCCCACTATTGAGAGATAATAAGGCACTTTCGGACAAAATGCAATAGTGCCGTGTATAAATATCCAGTTATCTGGTTATACAGCCAAATAGCTGTTCTGCCTGACTTTCCTCAATATGACATTTCCCTGTCAGACCTTCGTAAAACGGCTTCCAGTTTCTGCGCCATGTTCTCTCATTCAAATCCGGTACCAGATGTTTTATCGCCTGATAAGCTACTGACGACGGAACACGCTTATACCCGCGCCCCGAGCATTTCGGGCAGTCTTTGAATACCGGAGCACCCTGTAATTCGCTCTGCTCTTCGTCGTATACCTTACCCCGGCCTTTGCAGCGGCACCGGTGGGTTAACTGCCCTTTCCCATTGCAGGTCGTGCACAGTTCGCCAACGCGCTCGGTACGGACTACCGGCGCAACAATCACTGTGCCTTCCATATTGGTGATGCCCGGATGCTTCACCACCTCTTTCCGGCGATAAATCAGTCCTTTTCCGCCGCAGTCCTGACACTGGCAGACTGAACCCGCTGAACGGGCGTAATCCTCAAATGCCATTGCGGACAGAATCTTCATACACTGAGCAACGCGATTACCGGCCGCTTTGGCCACCAGCTTTGGCACCGTGCGCAGGGCGTACTGCGTCAGTGCTTCAACAGTCCTGAATTTATCCTCAACACTGACATCATTTTTACCAAAAAACGCATGCATACCGAACGCGGCACGCTGTGACGCCATACCCATTGCCGCTGCCGAATCCATACCTTTCAGTCTGTCCGGGGCTGTGGAGTTTGAGCTGTCACTGAATGTCGGTGACTTCGGATGAAATTGTTTTAATGCGCTTTCGAGTTTCATTACGCAGCCTCCTGGTGCTTTTCCCGGTAAAATGTCAGTTCACGAACTTCGCTTCCGTCGCGGATCAGATCATTAAAATCGCCTTTATCCGGCCAGCGGACGCTAACCTTCTCCACGTCATTGTTTGCCACAAGGTTACGCTTGGCACAGGCAAAAGCCGCTGCGTGTCCGGTTGCGCTGCCCCAGTCAGCATCAGCAAAAACAATCAGGTGAGTCACCCCTTTCGGTGCAGTGAACTTATCCATAAATCCGGCATTAATCGTTGCCCAGGTGTTTACCCCGTAAACCTGTTTACAGGACAGTGCTGTCTCTATTCCTTCTGCCACTCCAAGCGTGGATGCGACCGGAAACATGCGGATTGCCACTGATTCGGCATAATCCAGATAATTATCTTCCTGCAGCCTTGTCATGCGCTTTACCACGTTGATATCGGCCTTCCGGTCACCGTCAAGATACGTGCGGTGCAGATAACACAGCTGGCCTTTTGAGTCCGTGGCCAGCGCCCACATGGCCTGATAGTTGATAACCGCCATGCCTTTACGGGTCGGTTGTCTCTCACAAAAACGAATATGATCCGCCGGCAGCGTAAATATTCCCCGGTTTTGCAGGTATCTCGCCGCTGAGGTGTCTTTCAGATCCGGCATCTGAGCATAGCAACTGATAAATTTTTCACGGTCTGAACGGGTATTGCTACCGACCAGCTTCGGAACCTCTTTTTCCCGTTCATTTCCGAGTAGCCGATCAATCTCATCCGCCAGCTGCTTAAAGCTCTTACCCTGTGTTTTTTCCAGTAACTGAAACCCTGTGCCGGAACTGCAGGTGCAGATATACGTTCCCCGTCCATCCTGATCGTCTATGCGGAATTTGCCCTTTTTCTCACATATCGGGCACTTTCCTTTAAAGTGCCGCTTCCCGGTGATCGGCGGCAGCCCGTAGTATGCGAAAATCTTTTCCCACTGCCCCTTTGCTGCTTCGGCTGTATTCACAATAATTCTCCCTGCTGTGCGTTTTTATTCAGTTGCTGTTTTAAATCTGCGATTCTCTGCGGCATCAGTGCTTCGGTTTTCTGTTTACGCTTAACCCACTGAATACGTTTGTGTGTGATGAAATTGGATACCTCCGGGGTTATTTCCTGCGGTGTGGCATGCAGGCTACGTGGCCATTCACCGAACTTGTCTCTGAAGGTATTGGAGACCCACCCGTCACTGACCGGCTTTCCTTCGGCAGCGCGGATGTTCTGGTAATATTTGAGCTGGGAGTAAAAACTCTGTTTGTCTTTTGTGGTGTAAACCTTTTCAGATTTACCCATTTTTTTGATGTTGCGGGAGGTATCAACGTCAACGTCCTCACCGGCCAGCGGTTTAAATCCACATTTCGGGCAGACGTAAACACCGGCAGGCTTCATGTAGTGACAGGATGTGCATTCCTTCGGTTTTTTCTCCCGCCTTTCCTGGTCACGGACAGTCGATGAATCTTCCAGGCCGTCACTTTTACCCGGCAATTCGTCATATTCGATATCATCAGGAAAACCCAGGCGGTGCACAGATCCGGAGTGATCGAAAATAAGGCATTTATCTTTGCCTTGTGCTTTACGCAGTCCGCGTCCGAGGCACTGCACCCAGCGGATCTCCGATTTGGTCGGACGGGCGTAAATAATGCACCTGACATCACTGTCAAACCCGGCAACCAGTGTGCCGACGTTCACGATGATTTTTGTCCCGCCCTGCTCAAAGCGGTGGATGATAAGCTGGCGCTCTTCATGCGGGGTATCTGCGGTAATAATCTCAGCATTCACACCCGCCCGGTTAAACGCTATTGTGACGAAATTTGCATGGCTGACAGTCACACAAAAACAGATGGTCGGCAGGTTCTGACCGTTGGCCAGCCAGTTATCGACCACATCACCGACCAGATCCGCACCCGACATAATTTCAGCAATGTCAGCCTCTTTGTAATCGCTGCCATACTCTGCGCTGCTGGTGGATTTAACCGCAGAAAGATCCGGCTTTGTCGGGGCGTAAAACTCATACGGACTCAGGTCCCCGCGTTCGATCAGCTCTTTCATCGTGGTGGGTTTGATCAGTCTTTCGTAATACGTCCCCAGGAACGGAGAAAATGGTGTGCCGGACAGGCCAATCACCTTAAATTCATTATCGCGGATAACTTCCAGCAATTTTTTACGGCGCAGATGGGCCTCATCGATAAACAGCAGGTCGATGTTGTCCGGGAATTCACGGCGGATCAGCGTATCGGCTGAGGCAATCTGGATCAGTCGTGTCGGGTCATAGTTCGGATGATCACGCCAGACAAAACCAATATCTTCCATCGGAATCCCGTAATCGATAAACCGTGCTGCGGTCTGCTCAATCAGGATCGTGTACGGCACAACAAACATCACCCGCATATCACGGCTGTTGCAACCGTGCGTGATGAATGCGGCCAGCGCTGTTTTACCGCTGCCGGTCGGACTGCTGATCATAAACGTACGGTGTGATTTCCACTCGCTGCGCAATAACCGCAGTGCTCTTTCCTGTGCAAAATTTGGTGTGATAGTTAACATGCCATTACCTCAATTTTATCGACCAGGTAGCACTGCCAAGGAGAGGGGTATTTTTAACAAACGGACGTCTATACGTCTGATGCCATTTTTAACCCCTACAGAGATCTATCTTTAAGATCTGAGTCCTTCCCTTGGCAGTGCCTTCCCCTACACCCCTTTCAAAGATCACCCCCCTTACCCCCCTAGAAAGTTTTCCCCTCTTCCCCAAACCGGAAAACCATCTGGACGGCTAAACGTCTTAACCTCCACACCTCCTGATAATTTTTATCCCGCAACTTTCTGTGGGTCTGCGGTGTAACCCTGCATGGCTCTGTTAAACTTCCTGACGTATTCCCTGAGCCGTTTATTCGCTTCCCTGCGTGCTGCGTTGTCTTTCCTGTACGAGACAGGCTCTGCTTCCCACTGTTCCTGGTACACCGCTGAGTAAGCCACCAGCGCCCAGTTTCTGGCTCCCGGTGATAACTGCAACAGCATTTCCTGAATCCATTTGCCGTCATCAGGAAAATAGCTGTCAGGCATCAGTGTGTTTTGGTTCGGATGCATGGGAGTTACCAACTGGGAATAAATCATCCAAAGAATATGCAAGCCCTTGTTTCTTAAAGGCCATTACAATTAATCTACAGTCATGCAAACTTGGGGTGCGAATGCCTAATTCGTAATTGGCAATACGTGAAGCCCCCCACCCTAAAATGCGCGCTAACTTGGCTTGCGATACACCAAGTTCCTTTCTAGCCTTTGCGATGTTATTCATCTTGATTCCTCCAAATATCTATATGCATTAGACACAAAATGTGATTACAATGCAATCACAATATGTTTGATTACAAACCTCACGCTTTGTGTTAAAAAATACATATGAAAAATATCAATGAACTTATCGGTGAAAGGCTAAGGTCTATTCGTGAAAGTCGAGGGCTTAGCCAAGCACAACTCGCGCGCATGTGCGGATACTCTTCTGCATCTAGAATAGGGAATTACGAGCTGGGAGAAAGAAAGATTGCAGCGGATGATGCGGTAATTATTAGTAATGCGCTGGGAGTATCCCCTGCTGAATTGATGTTTGGTGATTCAGCAAACAAAATAATCCGTATGTTTGAATACCCTCTCTTCACCAAAATACAGGCAGGGTGTTTCACTGAGAACGGCAATTCGTATACCGAAAAAGATGCAGTTGCATGGATCCCTACAGCCAAAAAAGCCAGTAACCACGCATTTTGGTTGGAGGTGGAGGGGCACTCAATGACCGCGCCGCAAGGTGGGAGACCAAGCTTCCCGGAAGGTATGCTGATACTGGTCGACCCAGCTGAAGATGTTGAATTTGGTGATTTCTGTGTGGCTCGTATGCTAAACGATGAATTCACATTTAAACGTCTAATTCGAGATGGAGGCATTGAATACTTGGAGCCTCTGAACCCGCGCTATGATCTGATCCCCATCAATGGAAACTGCCAAATACTGGGGAAAGTTGTTAAATCACAATGGCCTGACGACACTTTCTAAATCCCCCGCTAATCTATAGCTACAAGCCCAGCCTATCAAGCGCTGGGCTTTTTTTTATTAAAAACTTCATATATCAGGCAGTTAAGCATAAATCAAAAAATAATCACATTTTGTTGTTGACTAATGCACACGATTAGTGATTAATATATTCACACAAATCGTGATTACTGGTTATATTGAAACCACAATTAACCATGAGGTTTAAAAAATGCCGATTATACATTGTATGTCAAATAGTAGTACGCCGAAACCTGACACCTATACAGCGGTTAATCAGATGTTCACCTTTCGGTTCTTTGCTATCAAGCGCATCGACCAGAACGCAAAACCTGAATGCAAAGAGGTGCAGGCGCCGGATTTACGGTCCGCCAAATTACAGCTTGTCCGTGATTATATTTTATCGCTGGCAACACAGATTCCAGTAAAGGCGGTGTGATATGGCGCATGAAATTAAATTAGAGACGGTGACCAATAAAGCAGCTCAATTAAACGCCTTATTGTTCACGATTAGCGGTGAATTCACAGGCAACCCAATAACCGACAATCTCATCGAACTGGCTCATGAGTTATCTGACAGCGTCGCCTGCTGGCTGATTGAAGAAAACGCACAGAGAAAGGAGTCGTGACATGTCACAGAAAGCAATTCCCGACCGTGCGCAGCTCATAGATGTATTAACCAGAGTTAAGGCATTTACAACGGCTGCGCAATACCTGACCCGCGATAAAGAAGAACGCCGGTTATCACTGGAATTACTTTGCCAGGCAGAGGCCGAAATTGATGAGGTGCTTGAAAATGAATAATACACAATTAAAAGAAGCAGCCTGCGATGATTTAACTTATGCAAAATCAACCTTATCATTAATTATTAATAATGATGTGCCGTTTGATACACATGCATTTAATACGGTCGATGGTGTGGTTGAACAAATAGACCGGGCATTAAAAAATGTTGCCAGTATCAGTACAGAACAGGCTGACTCCAGCAATGAAGATTGCGATGTGTTTTTCGGTATGGATTTAGAATCATCACTTAACTCTGTACTTGGAACTCTGGTAGCCATTGAAAATATAAGTGTGATTTTCGAAAGTAACTCATTAAAGGTAAATACCACAGCCCTAATTGAATTAATTGCATCTGTAAAAATGAATATGGAATCAATCTGCCAACATATTGCAGCAAGGGGCTAATTATGGATATTCAAAATATCATTTCTCGCTTGGATTTCTCTGGACTTAATGCGATAGAAATTCAAAAAGCAATGAATAACATGGAGTTCACTGCTGATTCTATATTATCAGGCATTTCCTCATTAGGTAATATCATGTTTTGGGTTTCGGCTAATGATGATTATTCTGATTTTCGTGAAGATAGTGCCAATATCGGTCTGATGATAAAGCAAATAACCTTGATTGCCAGAACACTGACTGAACAGGTTAATGATCTTGATTGCAAAGCCCGTTTAGCCCCCCCCCTGCGCAATCAAAAGCCTGATAAACAAAGAAATGAAATTATTGGTGTTATTGGCGATATCAACAACGCTGAATTATCAATACAGCAACTTAAAAGTGATTTATACGAAAACGAACCAGAGAAAGAAATAATATTCGCACAGCTTGATTTAGTGGCATCTAAGTTAAGTGGTTCATTAGACCAACTGGAAAAAATGACAGGAAACAATCATGGCTAATAAATTTGAAGCAATCGAAAAAGCATCAAAGGGTGAAATCACTATCGAAATGCGCCCTGTGTATGTTGTATCAGGTGCCAATCATGCTTACCTCAGCCAGGGCGGCGCACTGAATAAACTGGCCTACATTATCGCTGAAAAGCAATTTCGTGCGGAAGGTAAGCAGACGAACGAACCGGCTCAACCACACCAATTTGAGGATGGTACGACCGCATGGAAAGCAGGAGCACCACGGGATGAATTTATCGAACGAAAAAACGAAGTGCTGAACGAATTAAAAGCAGCGCTGCGCCATGAAAACGAAATTGTGAAATTGAAAGCTGAGTATCATAAAGCGAATAAAAAATTAGTTTCCGCTCAGGAAAAAGTTTCTGTCGCCAAATGGAAATTGCAGTCAGCCGCTAAAAACAAATAACAAAACACTTAATCAATTTTTAATTACAGCGCCTACGCTGTGGAATCCTTTTATCTTAAATCCGGATATCGATTATGGAAAATAACAAAATTTTATCAAACAGAAGAAAGTCATTCACTGACGCTTTCTTTCATCATCTGAAAAAGAAAGGTAAATCGGCTTCATTTAAACGTTCTGTGGATGGTGTGAAATATCAGATTGATTTAGATGCTGAGGTGCTGACACAGGCTCTGATATCACTTTATGAAAATAAAGTATGTAAAGACGCAGGGTATACAGAACAGCAGATAATTAACTCATACGCTAACTACTACAACAAAAACGGAAATATCACACCAGACGGGGAAATGTTCATCAGTTTAATTACAGAGTTAATTGCTGAACAAATTCATCACAGTGAAATAAATAAATAACCAATATTGAGAAGGCTTAATTATGAACGAATTAATCAGCACCAAAGCATCAATGACCAGTATTGATATCGCCGATCTCGTCGGCAGCCGTCACTCTGACGTAAAACGCAGCATAGAACGCCTTGTAGACTCTGGCATTATCCGGAAACCGCCAACGGCGTTCTACGAAAATATCAATAACTTAGGCTTCGCAGTTGAGCAACAGCATTATGTTTTCGAAGGTGAAGATGGTAAACGGGACAGTATTGTCGTTGTCGCCAGACTGTCCCCTGAATTTACTGCCCGCCTGGTTGACCGCTGGAAAGAACTGGAACAGGAACGCGCCCGTCCAAAATCACAGGCTGAACTTATCGCAGCAATGGCGATGGCCAATCTGGAACAGGAACGTCGCATGGCCGGTATTGAGCAAAAGGTTGTCCATGTTGCGGAAACCGTCGAGCAGATAAAAAAAGGTTCCATGCGCGAAGGCTACGCCGGATTCAGCCAGTTAAAAGCAAAAAGTGGTCTGACTGACGCGAAGTGCCGGACTTTGGTTAAGCAATATCAGATCCCGACTGACACCCACGAGTTCCTTACCCCAGACGGCTTACTTTCACGCCGCGCCATTGTGGCCGTGCAGCCGTTCATGAACACACTGCAACAGGTAATGAAGGAAGCGGAGCGCCGGGGAACGAAGTGGTATCACCCGAATATGGGACTGTTTCAGGCTATCGGCTGGGAGGAAAAATAATTATGAATTTTACTGATACCGGCAATGGTGTCCTCTCTGACGACGGCACCCTGATCACTTACTCGGATTCGGTCAGCGCACTTGAATCCGGCCAATATGACGAAGATTTATTAAGTGGCCTGTATCTGGCTGCCGCGGTCATGGGAAAGTTAGCTGATGATCCTGACACTCTGACGCCTGTGCAGCGCGTTTCAGTATGGCGCTGGGTGGTAGCAGCCTGCTTTATCCGGGAACAGCAGGAAAAGAACGGCACGATGGAAGTGCCAAATGACGAGGGAGGTACTGATATTGCGACCGTTTACAGCAACGGGGAATCAATACTGACCATTTACCCGGCACCACTGCGTCTCTCGCTGAGTGAAGTGCTGGAACAAATTATGATCGAGACATTCGGGAATGATTATTGGGCTGATTTCACTATCAAAACCTATATTGATTTTCTTGATATCAGCGTTGAACACGGGCCACGGCTATCAGAAAAGGGACGCGAAGGTCTGTGCCTTCTTCATGATGGTTATATCCGCGAGCTGGAAGCTAATGGCAGTTTTCCTGCAATGCCCACCATGCACTAAGGACGGTGAAAAATGAAAATCGAATTTATCTCAAACGGAAACATAGCCAAGGTGGTGATCCATTCTTTCATCACCGAACACCGGAAACTGAACCGCCTGGTTGACACTGCCCTGCTCCGTACTCCTGTTCAGCAATCAACTACTGGCCTGTTGTTCCGTGTGACTACTCTGTACGGCAAACAGAACCATGTTCGCCGGGCACATAAGATTATCTGCCGGGAGGTGTCACGATGAGCCGGCAGGAAGAAGATTACGAAGTCGGTGTGTACGACGACCCGCTGATAAAGGCGATCCACCATGTGGATGACGGACGGGATTATACACAGCGGATTATTCACGATATGCGGCAACGGTATTACATCAGAGCGGGGATATACCTTCCCCGCCCACCAGCACCACAGGTCGTTGCGCCGAAGTTAACCCCGACAATAGCGGGTAAAAAGCGGAATAAGAAAGTCAGGAAGGTGAGCCATGAACAAACAATTTGAAGCGATGATCCGCCGCATGTACGGCAGCCGGTACAGCTTAGAGCGGGATATGGAAGGCAATTACGCCCGTGAAATTGTTCGCCGCATGTTTGAAGTCTGGTGTGCTGCTAAGGGGATTAAATAATGGAAACAACTGATCTGCACCTGGTGCAAATTATCACAGCGGCCGGCCACGACCCATCTGATATTACAGATGCTGTCTGGGCTGCCGGTTACAGGAAAACAGACTTTACCATTGAGCAGGTAATAGAAATGGCGGTTAATCAGACCGCTGATACCGTGCTGAACGGCTTCCCTGTTGAGACACTGCCGAAAACGGTGGATGACCTCAGTCAGTACCACCTGAACGGTATTATCTTTGAGGCAAAGTGGGAAGGTACGCCCGCAGCAGTGGCAAATGCAGTATTGGTGAACGGGTATAAAAGGGAGAGTGAAAAATGAGCGATACCAGCAAACAAGAATCACCGTGGTTTAAAACCAGCGACCTGGCAGAACGGTATGAAGTGAAACCCCACACGATCAGGGTTTGGGCTGGCAACGGAAAACAAAGACGCGAAGGTTTCCCGAAGCCACGCTATAAATCAAGAGAACTACGATTTCTTAAGCAGGATATTTTTGACTGGGAGAATGGTAAACAATTTTAG